CCATGAATAGCTTGTCGCCTTGCCTGAGCTTATGCTCGATCATCGAAGGTGATTCGCGCTTGCCTAGGTCAACGACCGACATGAAGTCGCGGTCGCAGAGATAGCCGGCTTCGATCAGGAACTCGCCGCCAAGATGGACATCGATACTCGCGCCGTTGATAGCGCCATCGCGGACGCCTTCAAGACAACCGTCTTTGACCAGGGCAACAAGTTCGTCGTACGCGAAGATGGACATGGTGTGTAAACTTCGTGAGGGTGCCTAGACTATACCTATCCACTACGACGTGCGATAGCTTGCAGCCGTAGTGGATAGGTTGTACCGCTTATGCCGCCATCTTCGCCGGCAAGGCAGGCCAGGGGTGATAGCCATTGAGCTGAAACGCTTCGGGCTCGGTCTTGATAAAGGCTTCGGCGAAATCCCCCTCGGGGAATCGTCCAGCCAAGTCCAGCCAACGTGCATCGATATGCAGCTTGGGTGGCAGACGCGGCTCGCGCGAGAGCTGTTCATCGACCTGGGGCAGGTGATCTTCGTAGATATGCACGTCGCCCATGTCGATGGTAACGCGGCCGGCCTCATAGCCGACAGCCATTGCAATCATTTGCAAAAGCGTCGCATAGCTAGCGAGGTTGAACGGTACGCCCAGGAACAGGTCGGCGCTGCGCTGCGTCATCTTGAGGTGCAGGACATGCGGACGCTTACCGTCGCGCGAGGTCTCGACGTAGCATTGGAACAGGACGTGGCATGGTGGCAATGCCATCATGTGTAGCTCGTCGACATTCCAGGCGCTGACGATATGCCGACGCCCGAGCGGGTCTTTAGTCAACCCTTCGAGCAGTCGGCGAATCTGGTCGACGCCGCCCCAATCACGCCATTGCACGCCGTAGATGCGGCCCAGGTCATCTTCGCCTTTACGACTCGGGTTGGCTAGCCATGCCGGCGTCTCGTTGGCATTCGCATCCCAGATGTGCGTGCCCAGCTCGCGAAATTGCGCTGCGCTGTCAAAGCCGCGCAGGAAGCCCAGCAATTCGGCGATGATCGACATGAAGGGAATTTTCTTCGTTGTCAGCAGCGGAAAACCGTCGCGTAGATCGGCGACGATTCGCGCATCAAAGATGCCGAAAGTATTACCGCTGCGGGTATTGGGTCGGAATTGGCCGTTACGCCGGATGTACCGGAGCAACTCAAGATAACTGCGTTCGGCTGTCGATTCGTACATGGTTGTCCCCTGTTTTTGCATTGGCGCTTAGGTCTTGTGCTACACGTTGAAAAATCCCTTGCAAGAACCGGAGTGTTGCATCCGGGTACTGCTTGCGAATGCTGTTCAAAAGTCGCTGCCTGACAATCATGCGCGTATTGCCTTCAATCGGTAATGCGCGATAAGTTGGATCGGCAGCTAACTCGCGAAGTCGTTGGCTTACCTGTTGGTAGATAGCTTGCTCGGCAAGCTTGCGGCGTTTTGGGCTCATCGCCCGAATCTCTGCTGGCACTTCAAAATCCCCTGTTTGGTGTTGCGGTAGTGCTACCTACGTGGCCCTTCATGGCGTGGTGTACTAGCTGGTAGGCGGACATCATCGCCGCCTTGTCCGTCGATACCGCCCTGCCATGTCGCGCGTTTCTCAAGCATGTTTGCATACGCTCCGCAAACAGCGTCGACGCCATCCTTGCTACCCATAACCGGATGGTCGATTTTTTTCTTGTCTTCGTCGTATTCCAAATCAAAGATTTCGTCGAGGATTACCTTGTCGTCGAGCAGTATGATGCGGCCGTCGTACATCGCGTCGCGGAACTGCTTATACGGCACATCGCTACGGTCGACCGATAGCGTGTTCGCGCGCATATTGTCCTTACGCCATTGTTGAATCGACTCGCGCGAGTCAAAGCCGTCGTAACTGACCGCCTTGATTGAGTAGCCGTAGCGTGTCTTGAGCTGGCGCACGAACGCGCGCACTTCGGCGATGTCGATTTCGTTATGCGTATCCGGCTGAATGGTGCAGGACATTTCGACGGTTGCGGTAGGTAGCCATTCCTTCTCGCCATTACGGCGTGCGACCTCAACCAACCCGTCAAAACGCAACATGGCGATGCCGCAGCGATCTCCGGTGCGCGACAAGTCGATATGCACATAACGCGGCTTCGATGGATTGACGCAGTACACGCCCGGCCGCAGATTGGGCATGCCATCGACGCCGAGAATGACATGATCCTTGACGAGGATCGAGGTAAGGCCGCAATCTATGCCGCGCTCGATGCACTCGACAATCTTGTGCCGCGACTTGATAAACGGCGATAGCGCATTGTGCGAGATACCCATGACATCGCGTAGCGTGTCGTAGGGCTTCTGCCGGAAAGCTTCCCGGTACTCGATTGGGACCAGCTCAATCCAGGCACCCTCGGGCGCGGTTTCGTCGTCTTCAAGCACGCGAGTGTCGTGATAGACGTCGTTGCCAATGATGAGCCGGAAACGTTCGCCGCAAAAACGCGATTGCGGGACGATGTCGTATTGGCGGTGGTTGTAGACGTAGGTGCTCTTGATCTTGTTGCGAACGACGAACGCATAACGTTTGTCGGTGAAGTCGCCTTTGTAGCGCGTCGACGAAGACGGAAAGACGATGCCAATCATCGGACCGGGACGCTCGAAGCGACCTTTCTTACGCGTGGTCATACGGTGATGTACTTGCTCTGCTTGGTCATACATGCCGGCGCGACCGCTGGTAACCTCGGCTTTCTTCGACCGTAGAACAACCGCCATGAAGTTGATTTCGTCGATCATGCCGCCGATGACCGCTTCGCCAAGAATCTGGTCTTCGTCGCCGCCCGCTTTGACGATGCGGATGTTCTTTTCCTTGAGCAGGATTTCCGACTCGATGTACTTATCAACCGGTGCGAACTCCTGAAAATACGGCATCGCTTCCATCATCGAGCGCATAGGTGCGTAAACGACTTTGTTGACGACGTGTGGCTTCGCGCCCATGATCGGAAAGACAATCGAGGTGCTACTCGGCAATCCGTACCATGCCTGCGGTTTCTTGATGCATGTAAGCAGATAGGTGTGATACATGATCGAGATGACGGCAATGGTCGACTTGGCGATACCGGTCGCGCCCATCATCAAGCCTTCGTCATACGCACCTTCATTGACCCCTCGCCACCAATTGCAATTGATATCAATTAGGGCTTTGCGAACCTCGGGCCAGAGAACCAAATCGGTCGCGCCAAGAAAGTCCGGGCTATCGAGAAACTCTTCGATCCCTACAGGCGGCCGTTCCAGGCCGCTCATGAAATTGTATAGCGTATCGTCGCCCTTGGCCTTGCGCAGGTAAGATTCGACGTACATCTCCGCAAACTGTCGGTTGCTCAGGTCTTGCGTACGCTTACGCAGTACGCGCTCCATCTTGTGGAGCTTCGTCGCATTGAGGCTCATAGCTCAACATGCTCCTGTGCCGCCGTGTCGCTGTCGTTATCTTCGAAGGTCAGCGGAGCAAAGCCGGCGCGTGGCTTGCGCCGTACAACGCGTTTGGCGGGGGCTGGCGTGGATGCTTCGCCGCCGTCCTCATCATCGTCCTCTTCGAGCAACTGGCGGATCAGATCGTCGCCGCCCTGCATCAGGCGTTGCATATCCGTTTGACCGTCTGCTGTCTCAGCGCGACGGAAACGCAATGCATCGAAGACGCCGGCCGCGCTTAGCATGCGGTTATTGTCGTTGGTCGCTGCAAGCGCGGTGCGCATAGCCGCTAACTTCATGGCAACCGGTGTTCCGGCAATCGGTCGACCCTCGGCATCGCGTTGACCTTCGCCGGCCGACGCGACGCGCATCGCCATGCCACGAATCTCTGCATAAATCTCGTTGTTAGCTCCGATGATTTCGTTGATGTCCTGCTCTTTAGCCAACTCACGCAAGCGTTGCTTGAGCGCGATGCGATCTTTTTCGATGGTAGAGATCGAGACATTGAGCTGGCGCGCGATTTGATCGAGTGGCACTCGGCGCATGAGCAGACGATGCAGCAAGGTAAGGCGGTACTCTTTCGCGTAGTTGCTGCTGCCCGCTAGTGCAACCTCATTCATGCGTGCACGTGGGTCGTTGCGAGGTTGTGGCAGGCTTGGGTCCGGATCGAAGGTATCGCCATCAATGGTGATCGGGCCGCGACGCACGTTCTGATCCAGGCGCTCCGCCGCTTGCTCGGGATCGATGGCCTGATCGACTTCATCGTGCTCATCGTCG